GGACTAGAATATGATATTTTTTTTGTAACTGAAAGTAACATTAGAGAACTTGAAAAATGGGATAATATCATTCACGAAGGTTTGGAAGGTCATACAAAAATTGACGATATCACTGAAGATGTCTTGTACGATAGAATTGACACATCTGTTTTTGGTTTTTTTGAATTTGAAATGAAAGTTAAATTTTATGACTATCGTGTCGAGAATCTAACAAAAGATGATATCTTAGATAAGATATTAAAGTATGGTAAAGAATCATTAACTGAAAATGATAAATTATTTATGGACGATAAAGAAATGATATCACCACTTGACAATTTATAAAAAATGAGAGAAATTGGGTATTATTGGGGACTTAATCATAAAACAGATGATAGTATCGACAAATGGGGTATTTATTTTTGGGATGGTAATAGTTTTTGGAATGAAGGTGTCGATTTTTCAGAATGTAGTTTTACAAGAATTGATAGCACTGAAATCTCAAATATTGAAAAATAGTTTTGACATTCAAATAAAAAGATTAACTTTATAAAAAAATTAGACGATATGAAAATAACATTGATAAGTGATACTCACGGAAAACACAAACACGTTCACAATAAAGGATTAGGTGACTTACCTGGTGGTGATTTATTAATTCACGCAGGTGATATCTCATCTATGGGTTATGAACACGAAATAACTGAATTCGCTAAATGGTTCGATAGTATCGACAATTACACTCATAAAATATTTATCGCGGGTAATCACGATTGGGGATTCCAAAACAACGTTGAGAAAGTTAAAGGGATTTTAACAGGTTACAAAACTATTGATTACATCCAAGATGAGACTATGTCAGTTCAAGATGGTGATGGTCCTGTTGTGAATATCTATGGGTCACCTTGGCAACCTGAATTCTACAATTGGGCATTCAACTTACCTAAAAAAGGTCCTGAGTTGTTCGCTAAATGGGACGCAATCCCATCAGCAACTGATATCTTAGTGACTCACGGACCAGCATACGGATTTCTTGACGATGTTGAAGGCCGCAAAGGTGAACACTTAGGTTGTGAATTATTGGCTGACAAAATTAAATTACTTAAACCGAAAATCCACGTTTGTGGTCACATCCATACAGGTTACGGACATTACTTTGATGGTCATACCCACTTCTTCAATGCGTCAGTGTTAAATGAACAATATTTATACGCTCACACACCTTGGAACATAGAGTGGGACCCAATCACCAACGAGGTAGTATTTCTACCCTAAATCAAAAAAACCCCCAAGTAATTGGGGGTTTTCTTATTTTAATAGGTTATAGTAATATTTAAATAACTCATACCTACCTGACAAACTATTTAAACTACCATATATACGTCTAGTTAAACTTCTAGTGATGTGCTCGTCAAATCCATAATCACAAATAACCCATAAATTTCTCATATTAAAAATATAACCTGAAGCAGCTAACGAATATTTATTGGACACTAAACTTGGATTATCAATTAAATTTTTACCAATAATTTTACTAAATTTAATTAAGTCTTTATCCTCCAAAATTTGAAGGTGGTTATACACCTTTTCACTTAACACTCTTTTGGTTATATGTCTTGAATTAGGGTTGTCAATTTTTCTCGTCTTATTAAAACCATTTGTGTCATAATGACAATGTGCTAAAAAATGTGATAATCGTAATATTGAATTACAATTCAATTTATTAATAATAATTGGTAATTGTAGTAAAACTGAATCAGGGACCTTACCTTTTAATTTTAACAGGTCAACAAACGATTGTGTGGAGGTTAATTTCTTCATTTCTTCATTAAGATTATCAAAATCACTCTCTAATGGTTGTTGTTTTCTTAATGTAGGGTGCATTTTTGAATCATCATTTCCATTATGTATAACTAATGACCCATAATTTTTAACTGTGAAATTTAATTTAGTTAATCGTTGACTCATCTGTTGACCAACACCTGATGACGACATCTGATTACGTCTTTTAGGTATTGGGAATAGTTCAAAACCAATTTGTTTAAAGAAGATATATGGAGCACAAAACGCACCATCAATCCAATTTTCATAACCCCAATTGGATGGTGCTATATTTTTTTGCGTGAAAATTCTAATTATGTCAGTGTCATTAATATGACTTAATAGTTTTGTTTGGTAATTCTCAACCAATTCAAAATCATCATTCATCATAACACCATATTTAAATGTGTATTTGGACATTTCATCTAACAACGAATTTACGGTTTTCCAAAAACCATTTTTACCATTGTTAGTTAGATTTTTTAGATAAACTAAATTATTGTAGGTGTTAAATTCTTTGTATCTAACATCTTTGGACCCGTCATCAACTAATATTATTAAACAATTGTTAGTTTGAGAAAAAATACTATTAATTAGATTTTTGAGTTTAACAAACCTTTCGTATGTTGGTATTATATATACGAATTCATAATCTATGTTGGTTAAAACACTCTCTAATGGTTGTTGTTTTCTTAATGTAGGGTGCATTTTTGAATCATCATTTCCATTATGTATAACTAATGACCCATAATTTTTAACCGTAAATTTTAATCTAGTTAATCGTTGACTCATCTGTTGACCAACTCCTGACGACATCTGATTACGTCTTTTAGTTATTGGTAATAATTTAAAACCAAGTTGTTTAAAGAAGGTATATGGTGCACAAAACGCACCATCAATCCAATTTTCATAACCCCAATTGGTTTCAGTAACACTTGTCTGTGTAAATAACCTAATAATGTCAGTGTCATTAATATATCTTAATAATCTTGTCTGATAATTCTCCACCAATTCAAAATCATCACCGGTCATTACACCATATTTAAATGTGTATTTAGACATTTCATCCAACAACTTATTAACAGTTTCCCAAAAATTATCTTTACCGTTGTTAGTTGGATTTTTTAGATAAACTAAATTATTGTAGGTTTTAAATTCATTGTATCTAACATCTTTGGACCCATCGTCTAATAAAATTATTAAACAATCCTCAGTTTGGGATAAAATACCGTCAATTAGATTTTTAACTTTAACATACCTTTCGTATGATGGTATTATATAAACGAATTTATAATCTTTTTTTTTTTAACCCAAATATAAGTTGGGGTTGATGCGTAATTGACTTTATCGGTCTCATACCCTATTTCATCAGCAATTTCTTTAAACTCGTTAAATTCCTTATCGTCTTTAAGTTCAGCGATTATTATTGGGGAATGTTTTTTAATTATCTCTTTAGCACCTATTAATACGTTTTTTTCATAACCCTCAACATCTATTTTAATAACGGATATGTTTGTTTCATTTTGTAAAATATTATCTAACGTATCAACAATAACATCACCACCATCACTGGTTATCTTGGTCAACCCAACATTAGTAACATCCATATCTGAAATTGTGACAGTTTTATATTTTTCACCAACACCAACATTAATTAGACTTACATTTAATAGATTATTATTGTCAGTAACATTTCGTTTTAATGTCTTAAAAATATTTTGAGATAATTCAATTGAGATTACTTTGTCGGATGGGCAAAACTTAGAAAAGAACACCGTGTGATTACCAATATTTGCACCAACATCAACATAAGTCCCCGTAAGGTTTAATGATTTAATTTTATTTAATAATTTTAATTCGTAAAAATTATTTTTAATACTCAATTGTTTATATATATGGTCACTCTCAAATAATCCCTCAAATATTATTTCAGTATTATCATAATAAAATGTTGTTTTTACCATTTTGATGCTATTTTAGTTTGTTCTACATCTTTTTTTGATTTAAAATCATCAAAGATTGTCCACTTATCATTCATTTTTTTATTATATAATAACCAATCACTACCCCTTTCAATAGTGTATGATTTTATCTTTTGATTTTTACATAAATCGGCTAACCAAATATCCCCCATATTTGGTTTTGGGAAATCATTAATACTTATTTTCAAAATTGAGGTATCAATTAAACAAGCGCCACAACCCAATAAATCAACTTCAACATCAAGTTTTAATGGTTTAAGACAATGATAAACTTTTCTATTTTTGTAATAACTTGTTATCGGTCTATTCAAAATAACCCCGTGTAAACCAACAATTGATTTATATTTTTCACATTTCTCAATTAAAACGTCACAATAATCAGTTGGATAAATGAGGTCATCGTCACAAGAAAAATAATAATGATTAGGATAATCGTCAATTTTATAAAATTTCGCAGCATCACCTAAACTATTGTCAAGTAAATAAACTTCAATTTTCTTCATTTTTAAAAACTCAGGAATTTCAGTGTAATTATTTAATCCCACAACAATCCTATCAACTTGGTCATATAGACTTATGATTGTATCTTCTAAACAATCAACTCTATCAGGTAATGACGCTATACCAGCAATTCGTTCTTTCATAATTTTATCCCTCATAAATATAATGGTTTACGTATTTAAATAAATAACACAATATTTTTATTTTAAAAGATTATAGTATTCTTTAAAATGTTTAATTCGGTCGGGTAAACCTATTGTACCACCATTAACACGTTTGGTAACTTTAGTGACAACCTCATCAGTTGACCCTAAATCACAGATAGACCATAATTTATTTGAATCAAAAAAGAATGCTGCCGAAGCTAAAGGATATTTGTTTGAAACCAAATCAGGATTCCCAATACAATCCTCACCAATAAATTCAGTGAACTTCCCGTAATTTCCTTTACCGGTTAATTGGATATACCCTCGACCACGGAATTTAAACCCTTCCTTAGTTGATTCATCACCATTACCCATTCTACCACCATAAACTCTTGATGCGATTTTTTCAGGTTGTTTAGCGTAAGATTCTGATAAGTTACCGGGGAAGTATTTTCCAAATGTGTTTTTAAGTCCTGTTGATGAATAATTTAAATTCTCAGAAACCGCTTTAAATCCTCCTGACTCGTGATGACATTGAGCCAAGAAATGACATAATCTTAAAACTGAGTCACAATTGAACCTTAGTCGAACCTCCGGTATTTGTTCTAATACTGAATCGGGGATATGACCTTTTAATTTTTTCAAATCAATTGAATTTGATGTTGGTGTTACTACCGAAGTAATACCTAATAGAGATAATGATTTTTCTCCGACGATACCATCAGGTGTTAATTCATTTTTTGTTTGCCATTCTTTAACGGCCTTTTCTGTGTTGGGTCCAAAATTACCATCAGGAGTTAAACCTAATTTTGTTTGTAATTTTTTAACGTCCTCCCCTGTTGAACCAATTTTTATCATAATAAATTATATTTTATATTGATAAATATAATTTTAATCGTTATTAATTGAATATAAAAATATTTAATATGTCCAAATTTATTATTGACAAATTACACTCAGAGATTGAGTTCAAAGTGAAACATTTAATGATTTCTACCGTAACAGGTCGTTTTACAGATTTTGACGCTGAGATTATCTCAGACACAGAAGATTTTATTGACGCACAAATCACATTTGAAGCTAATGTAGATTCTATCACGACAAATATTGCTGATAGAGATAACCATTTGAAATCAGCAGATTTCTTTGACGCTGAGAATTTCCCAAAAATTTCATTCAAATCAAGTAGTATTAGTAAACCTGACGATGAATATTATGTTGTTGGTTTAATCTCTATTCACGGAGTTGAGAAAGAAGTCATATTAAAAGGTCATTACAATGGTAATGATGTTGATTTATATGGGAATACTAAGTACGGTTTTGAATTACGTGGTACAATTAAACGTTCTGACTTTGGATTATCATTTAATACGGTAACTGATAAAGGAGGTCTTTTAGTCTTCT